ATCTTAAAGAGAAATTCCGTTCCGACGGAACCCATTGATTCCATTGAAGAAGCAAAAAAGGGTGACCACGAAAGATCACCCCTTCCATTGCTTACTTCTTAAGCACCTCGATGTCGAAACCTGTAAACTTCATTGAGCAGGTTGCCGTCACTGGAACACTATCACTGTCCGTTACGTTGACCGAGAACCCGCTTAGGTTCACGGGGAAGCAGTCCCTCATGGTATACCTGATCGACGGGTTCTTGTGGTTAGTGAGGATTGTCACAGTAATGTCACTAAACTGGTTCCCGATCCTACTGTTTGACAAGGACAGAAGTTCCTTGCTCCCCGTCCACCCATTGATGAAGTCTTCATGCTGCTTGTAGTCTTCAGGGAATCCAAGACCTTGCATCCATGCCAGAAGTGCTCTATAATTGGCCATGGCTTCATCGATGATGAACGTGAACGTGAAGTCCTCCTGTGTGATATGATCGCCAACGGCATTCACGGCTCGGAAGGGGTTGCCCATCTTCACTTCAGGAAGGCTAGTGTCGGGGAAGGTGATTTCCTGCACACTAAACTTCATGACGGGTAGGCGGGCGATCTCCATCACGAAGGAGTTTATGTTCAGGAAGTTCAGTTCACGGCTTTGCGTTGACATAAATGATTCACCATTTTTTGCGTAGAATAAGAGGTATTTAAAAATGATTGAAAAACACCTGCTCCCCGTGGAAGAGTTCCAAGAACCTGTAGACTTTGCTACTCAGCAACTATCGGTGTTCTGGCTTCCCGATGAGATTAAAGTAGAAAAAGATATTCATGACGTGCTGACCAATTTCACCGAAGCCGAGAAGCACGGTGTCATCACTACTCTGAAGCTGTTCTCCCTATACGAGACCCATGCAGGTGACGAATACTGGGGTGGTCGGTTTAAAAAGATGTTCGACGGTGCTGAGTTCCACCGCATGGCCTCCGTCTTCAGCATGTTTGAGCTCGCGGTTCATGCGCCGTTCTATAACAAGATCAACCAGCTCCTGCACGTTGACACTCCAGAGTTCTATCTCTCATATCTGGATAATGAGACCCTGAAAGCCCGTATTGAACATATCGGCGAGATTATCGGCCACCCTGATGATGCCGTGTCGCTGGCGATGTTCTCCTTTGTTGAGGGCGTGGTCCTCTATTCATCCTTCGCGTTCCTGAAGAGCTTCCAAGCCAACGGTCGCAACAAACTGGCCAACGTCGTGCGCGGCCTTGACTTCTCGGTGCGTGATGAAAACTTCCATTGTATCGGTGGCGCGTGGTGCTATCACCTGAAGACGAAGGACTACACCAAAGAGCAAAAGGCAGAGGTTGAGCGCATCATTCTGGAAGGCGCGAAGACTATCTACGAACACGAGGAACAAATCGTAGAAATGGTTTTCGAGAAAGGCGAGATTGAAGGTATCTCTAAACCCCAAATGAAAATCTTCATCAAGTCCCGCATTAATGAAGTTCTGCACATGCTGGGGATGAAGCCGCTTTACAAGGTGAGCGAGAAAGAGAATGTAGTTTCTTCGTGGTTCTACAAATCAATCAACAATTATCAGTTTGTAGACTTTTTCAGCGGCACTGGACGTGAATACCATCGTCAGTGGGATGAGCGTGGCTTTGTGTGGAAGACTCCGAATCCTGAAGCGAACAAATAATTAAAAGAGACGGGGCGGCGAAAGTCGCCCTAAATCATAAACCATTAACAGAAACAGGATTCGGAAATGTCCGATGTCGAAAAAGAACAAGACGTATACACGCGTCTGAGCAATGAACGGAAGCAGCTACAGAAAGAAGGTCTGGTACCCAAATGGTACACCACGGGCGGTTATCAGCTTTTCAAAAGCAAATATGAATACGACACTAACGGGCGTTCCGTCCGTGGTCAGTTTGAGCGCATCGCCAAGACGGCTGCCAAGCATCTAGAGGGAACCCAGCTACACGAAGGCGCGGAACAAAAATTCTTCGATCTCTTCTGGAAAGGATGGGTCTCATTGTCAACCCCAGTCCTAGCCAACATGGGAACAACGCGGGCGCTACCTGTATCATGCTCTGGTTGTGTGGTTGAGGATAGTATCCATGGCTTCTATCAAAATCGCCTAGAGACCGCCGTTCTAACTAAGCACGGTTTCGGTACGTCTGCATATCTCGGTAACATTCGCCATCGCGGCGCACCTATCTCCACTGGTGGTAAGGCTAACGGTGTCGTTCCCGTCTTTAAAGGACATGTTCAGGATATGCGGGAGGTCTCGCAGGGATCAAGCCGTCGCGGTGCATGGGCTGGATATATCGAGATTGACCACCAAGACTTTGATGAACTAGTAGACCACATCATGGCGGAACCCGATGATTGCAACATCGGTTGGAACGTCAGCGACGAATTCATTTCACGTCTGGATAATGGAGACCCTGAAGCAGTTCGGCGTTTCCAGCGTGCCATGAAGATGAAGATGGTTACTGGCCGTGGTTATTTCCTGTTCGTAGACAAGGCCAACCGCCAAGCCCCGCAGATTTACAAGGATAAGGGGCTTACGATTAAGGCGAGTAACCTCTGCAACGAAGTCATGCTGCATTCGGATTCTGATTTGATCTTTACGTGTATCCTTGCATCAATGAACGACGCACGCTGGGATGAATGGAAGGACACCGACGCGCCATACTGGGCAACGGTCTTCCTTGACTGCGTCGCGAGCGAGTTCATCGAACGTGCTAAAGAGATTGAGGGTCTGGAAAAGGCTGTACGATTCACAGAGAAGTCCCGTGCGCTAGGTCTTGGGCAGTGTGGTCTACACACCCTGTTCCAAAGCAAGATGATCCCGTTTGAGTCGTTTGAAGCCCATATGCTTAGTCAGGCGATTGTGACTCGGATTCATACCGAAGCTATGCGGGCCACTAAGGATATGGCAAAAGTCCTAGGTGAACCAGAATGGTGTAAAGGATATGGTGTCCGTAATACTCATTTGATCGCCCTTGCGCCTACCAAATCAACAGCTCTACTAATGGGTGGTGTTAGCGAGGGCATCAACCCAGATCCCGCCATGGTGTTTACACAGAAGTCAGCAGGTGGTGACGTAGATCGCGTGAACCCTACTCTCCTTTCAATCATGAAGAAGAAGGGGGTCTACACCAAGAAGGTGATGCGCGATCTAATGGACCACTTCGGAAGTGTCCAGCACGTTGATTGGCTGACTGATGAAGAGAAAGCGGTTTTCAAAACGGCTTTTGAGATTAACCAAATGGCGGTCCTGCGGATGGCGTCTGCTCGTCAACGGTTCATTGATCAGGGTCAGTCGCTGAATCTGTTCTTTAGCGCCGAAGAGAAGCCCGAATGGATTGCAGAGGTTCATGCCGCCGCCTTCCATGATCCTTATATCAAGGGGCTCTACTACGTTTACACCCAAGCGGGTGTGAAGGCTGCGCAGGAGAACGTCTGCGAAGCCTGCCAGTAAGTTGACAACGAAAGCCTAGGGGTGTAAACTCTAGGCTTTCTTCTATTGGAGAACTAATATCATGAAACTACTAAAACTAGGCGCTGAATGGTGCCAACCCTGCAAAGCTCTTGCTAAAACCATTTCCGAGAGCAATCTACCCGTAACGGTGGAAGAGGTGGACATTGACGAACACCCCGATGTTGCTGCAAAGCATATGGTGCGCGGGGTTCCTACCCTGATCCTGCTGAACGACGCAGGTGACGTCCTGAAACGTCACACTGGTGCGATGAATAAAGCCCAACTGCTGGAATTCATCAAAGCCTAACGCTTGACAAGGCCGCTTGACCCGTATATGATAACGGACATCAAGCGGCTTTTTTTGTTATGGGAGTTCAAACAATGGGCGGTAATGCAATGATCGACGGGGAACGTTCGGAGCGCATCATCTTCTCCGCAAGTGAGAAAGCAATCGGTGCGGTCACGCGGCAGCAGTTTAAGAACGATCTAGTGCTCCTGATGCTGGCGATGGATAACGCGGTATATGCGGAGCACAGTGGCCTCACCCCATTCCAGACTATCGGCTTTGACCGTCCCGTGTTTGATCCGTATTCGGTTGCTTCTGGGTCAACCCAGTTCCTATTTGATGTGGGAATTAGTGACGCGGCCTTCCTGCACTATAAGCCATCCATGGGTGACGTAGACCTGATGATCAGTGATGTTGCCCGTCTGGATGCTCTCTGGGATATCGAAGACCAGCCGTTCATGCTTGTCGCCATGAAAGAGGATAGCACACAAGCTATCACCATCTGGCACTACGCACGGACGGGTAAGAATGTCCAGATTGATCTAGAGAAGACATGTTACGTCTACTGGAAGCCGATTAGCTGGGAGCGGTTCATCCGTTCGTCATCATGGGACGATCAGGTAATGGGGATTCGTGGGGTCTTCCATAAATGGCTGCTCCGTGCGTCTACATGGAAGGAAGCCCGCTATATCGATCTATGGAAGAAGGGGCGGACCGAATGTGTGTATACGAACATGCTTTCATTCAGTGTCCCCATGGGTCTGCGTGACAAATATATCCAGAACAAGGACGGGTCTTATCGAATCCCGAAACGGGATGAAATGAGGTTTGTAAGTAACGTAGAATCGGTAGCGCGTGGATTGTTCGGAATCCCCGATGCTGATATCACGTCCTTTATCTCAGTGGCAAATATCATTAACTGTACGTTCAGCGATGAAGAAAAAGCGCGGGTTGCCACGGCCTTCGCGGGTATCATGTTTGACAAAGGGGCGCAATGCCTCTATAGGGATGACAAGATGCAAGATTATCGGGAAAAGCTCGGGACATATAACATGCTCCTGAAGCTGATTGATATCGATTCCCCGCTGGACATCAAAGAGAAAGCGGGGTCATACTATGGCGAGTTCTGGCATGGAGAAATGGAGGAAGTATTTTCACGGCAAGACTGAGGTTGTAACAAAGACAAAGGGGATAACAGCCGTCTATGATTCGGTGGACGGCAGGGATGTCCGATATCACCTAGCAGACGGAACATCCATTACAGTTATCCCCTGTAGCGAATGGAACGGTCGATATCATGTCAAGGACCACGGCTGGCTAAGTGATAATTCCGTAGCCAAGCCCCTGAAGCGTAATAATAGCCTAGCCTCCATCAATTCCCTTGCATTCGCCTCCCTAGGTGATGATGTTGTTATCAACTGGGGAGGCACAGAAGTTCCGTGTAAGCGGTTCACCTCATTATCAACCCTGAATGAATCCATCCGATTGGGTTTGCCCGAATATGTTAGGGAATCGTTAGATTCAAAAGAGATTGATGATAATGAACGTGACACCCTAGGCTGTTATCTGGGGGAGGTATTGATCGGGGTTCATGCTCTATCAGGTGGTAATGGTCCTTGGGTGTGGCATCCGACGGCATTTTACCTTCCAACGGATCCAAGCTTTAGCGGTGTCGATTCCTTTGTAGAGACAGCTAACGGGCTGACACCACTGTCAAGCAAGTATGGTGCAGGCGCTGCCGCTTCCTTCTTTTCAAATATCCTCATCGGCGGTATGGACATTGAGCTAGAGGAGTCGATTTTCTCTAGGGTAGTTGAGGCAGCCAAAGATCGTGGCGTCACCGCTTCTGATCTTTTCAAAAAGCAGAAGTCGAAGCACGTCCTCTACCAGTATGGGGTTAGACGAATCCTAGGGATGACGATTGATGATCCATATGGCGTCTATGAGGCCGTGAAAAACGGGGAGTTGACAGAGGACCGCTATCGTGTATCCAGAGAGATTCGGTTACTAGGGGAGACGGTGGACCCTAGGATTCTTGACTATCTGGATAGCTCCATGACGGCATTTTTCAGTCGGGCAACCGCCGAAGCATTGAATTCCTGTTCCAAGAGTATGGAACAAATGAAAAGGATTCTCATCAAGAAAGACTATTGGCAGGGCAACTTGGATAAGAACGCATGGCGCAAGGGTGTGACAAAGTTCACCTATGTCAACTCAGGAGAAGCCAAGCTACAGATAATTGGCAGTAAGGCGGCGATGAATGACATCACGGGTTCACAAGGGATGATCAATTATCGTTTGAGCTATTGACACATGAGGTTCATGGTGCTATGATTCTTCTATCCATAAGGAGAATCTACACTATGAACCTCAAGCGCGTTTCAATCCCCCATCTGGAAAACCTGTCGGATGATCAATTCAGGGCCGTTCTGAATGCCGAAAAGATCGACATTCATCTAAAGGTGGATGGTGCGGGTATCCGTTTCTGGAAAGAAGATGGGAAGTTCGTCATGGGAACCTCGCGGGTTGATCGCATCGAGTCAGCTCGACAGTTCATTGACCATAACCCACGTTCAAATCGCTGCCGTGCATATGCACAACTATTCCACGTCCTTGAGGGGAGTATGATTGTCAAGGGACTACCAGAGAACGTCACGGTAATCGCCGAAGTCCTCTATAAGCCCCTTGGCTACAGTGAAGGTTTGGCTCACGTCTATGTCAAGGTGCCGTATATGATTAACTATGATCTCGCCATTGCGGTTATTGACATTCTGGACTCGGACAGCATGACGCCAGTCGATGAACATACGCACCATATGATCATGATGGATATGATTAGAGCAGCAGCTGGCGAGCACATCCTCCTGTTCGGCACGGATCTTTTCAGTATCGATTGCGAGCTTCTTCCTACCATCACGGATCGGGCAGAACTGCGCAACGACCTGCTTTTCCTTGCCGAAAAGGACGTCTTCTGGACCCTACTAGGTGATATCAATGAAGCCATCGTCTGCCACGCTGGGGATGTCGTTTTCAAAATCACCACCGACGAGTACCGCGCACTGAGGAAACAGAAATGACAGTCTTTGTTACCTCCGACCACCACTTCGGCCATAAGAACATCATCCATTACTGCGCACGGCCGTTCATCGACGTCCCGCACATGGATCAATGCCTGATTGAGTTATGGAACGCCAATGTCCAGCCATCTGACGCGGTTTTCAATCTAGGGGACGTCAGCCTAGGGAAGGGTTCATACGTTGAGGAAAGGCTGAAGAAGCTTAACGGTCGGCAGTGCCTAATTACTGGGAACCATGATCAGAAGTCGCTGATTGAGCTTCCTATCTGGTCCAAGGTCACCCATGAGTTCCACTGGGAACGGAAAGGTCGTGTCATCCATATGCGCCATATCCCATGGTCGGCGGAGGACGTGATGGGAATTGAAAACGGTTTCGATTACGAAAAGCACGTCTACCTGTCTGGGCACACCCATGGACAATATGGCCCCGTCCATTTCAACGGGGTGAAGCAGGTAGACGTAGGAGTGGACTGCTGGCAATATCAGCCTATTCCGATTGATACGGCTATTGAAGCGTTCGATTCGTACATTCCCCCGTATTTCTGATGCTTGACAAGCCATCCGACAACCTGTATAGTTCTAACCATGGAAGCGGAGGCTTCCATGACAAACACAATTGAAGGAGTAATGCACATGGAAACGATGAAAAAACTGGCCGTATTGGCCGCTGTGATTGGCGCACTGGCTGCTATTCAAACCTGCAGCCTGAAGAATGCTAAAGCACATGGTTGCGATGCATATAATTCATGCAGCCAGAATAGTCCGATTGTCAACAATGATCCGTCCGTGACGGCTAACGTTCAGCCAACCATTACCACGAACAATCACCAGCATCAGCAGCAGGACCAGAACAGTCAATCGGGTGCACAGGCAGCGGGTACTGGTGGTAACGTGAATACGAATAGCCGCTACCTCAGCGTCCGCCCCGTGACGGTTCAGGCTACTCCGATCATCACCC